CGCAAGAGACGACAGACTCGCGCGTTTGTTTAATTATTTTGTTGGTTCTTCGATTGCTTCTCCGTGGCCTGACTTCTTTACAACACCCAACGGTCCTTTTTTTGCGTTGGAGCATCGTTGTCGTCGTCTCCCTAAGTATCATTTTCGTGCCCTGCGTTATATATTTCGCCGAAAGAGGATGGTTGATAATCCGTATCTTACGTTTGTGCGGGAGTTCGTTGGTGGCTGTGGCCATCATAATAGATGTGACTGTCTGATTCGTATTACTGGTAGAGGTCAGTGTGAGGGTTATTCTTTCTTGTTGCCTGTTCACAAGAGGGATGAGAATATAGAGCGTTTCATTGTTGATTTTTCTTATCAATATGATTTTAATGGGTCTCAGATGGTTCCCGTCCAGTTGGATCCTGAAATGTTGCGCTTTCTTGCTGGCATAGAGCAAGATGGGAATATGAAGCTTGTTCCTCCTCCTTTTCCTAAACCTGGTTTTCAGCAGTCGTTACCCCTTGTTCCTGCAAATGAGGCTATTAAGGAGGTTTTTCGTCGGGCTGACATGGAGTATTTATCCATACATGGCCGGCGGAAGTATGATCCTGAGGATGCGGCAGATCGTTTGTACTTTGAACAGGAAATTTGGTCTCGTGGTTCCTCGCGTGATGATGGTGGCCTTGTTACTTTGAGGTCGTTGTTGTTGCGTCGTCACTCGCTTTATAATGCTGCGTTTGGTTTGATTAACGGTAGGCCCACTTGCGTTTCAGCAATGGCGCATTTGTTTCCTCATAAGTATGCCAATACTGTTCTTCTACAGTCCAGGAAGGTTCATAAAGCTCCAGCTGCCAGTGAGCTTGTTTGGCCTGATGTTAATGAAGCGATTCGTTATCTTTATCATCATTTGGGTACTGAGGAACATTTGGGCAAGAAGAAGATACCTGTTACCTTCGCTGATCTTGAAGGTATGCCTTTGGGTACATCTGCTGGCCTTTGTGCTACTCCTGAGACGAAGGTTGTTATTGATGGAAATGTTCATAAGATCAATGGAGGTGGGAAGAAGTACGAAATGCTTCCTACCGATGTTAATGATATAATAGAGTGGCTTAAGGATCCTGATGCTCCTGATCCGGCTGTCTACTGGAACATTACGCCTAAGAATGAAAATTTTTTTTCATTCTTAAAACAGCTGAAGGATGATGATTGGGAAAAGTTTACTCAGAAATTGCGAATCTATGTTATCCCGTCTTCCATCTTTGTTTTGTTGGAGCGTTTAACATCTAAGGTTCGATTCCACCTTGAGAGAGGTAATGTCATTCAGATCGGGCACTGTCATTCTCGTGGTGGTACTGATAATCTTGCGAAAGCTCTGGGTGTTAATGAACTTAATGAATGGTTGCGTACTCTTGTTGAAGGAGATGTGAAGAATTTTGATCAATCTGTCTATGAGCGATTTGTTAACCTGTACTATGCAAATGGTTTGGTTTACGATATTGCTGACACTCCTGAATATCAGATGCGAGTGCGCATTACTCGTTTTTTGATTCGTGCCATCATCAATCGTCTTACTCACCTGTTTGGTACTGCGTGGGCAATCCAGACAGGAGGAGTGCCCAGTGGTGTTCTTAATACTAGTCATATGGACTCTTGGATTATGGCTTTGTGGTTCTTTATGTTCGGTGTTAAGCAGATACACGATGCTCCGGATTATCTTAAGGAGCGGATGGAGAATCATTTGATGAACGTTATCAAACTGATTGTTTATGGTGATGATCATGCCTGGAACAAAGGTGAGGATCCTGATCTTGCCCCCTGGTTTTCTGGGTTTGCTTTTTCGTCCTATATGGAGACTTACTTTGATGTCAAAGTGCGTGATGTTCTTGACGGCGTCTCTTTCTTAAGCCATGCCCATGCCGGGTTTTTGATTCATAAGGGGCTAACGTTTTTGCGACATCAGTATGTGCTTAACCCATGTACGAGTCCTGGACAATGTCGCTATCTTCCCTATCGTGAGTCGCGGGAGTTTTTTGTCCGGGTGGCCTGGGGACGAGAAACTCGAGTTCGCACGCACCTGGATACAATGCTTTCCTGTATTGGCCATGCTTATGGTACATACGCATCGAACTATGATGCGTGGTGTGGTCTTAGGTTTATATATACGCAATCCATCAAGGCAAGTGGGTTGTTGGAGACGAGGTTGTTGCAGGAGGTATTTGCTTCCATTGGTACTGATGACATTAGGGAATTTCGGCGTAAGGGGATCTCAAAAGAAGAAGTGCTTAAAGGGTTTCCGTCGTGGGAGGAGTTAATAAAGAAGAATGTGTATGATGCTACATATCATGTCACGAATGCTGATCTCTCGGATGAAATCATGTCTTGATCC